GAAGCTGCCGGGACTGCCCCGAGCCCGAATACTGGAGCCGATTGGACGGAGATTATAACTTGGAGTACCACTACTTCCGGCGGAGCATCAACCGTGCGCCAGTATTGGGCCTTGTATGATGGCTCAATCGATCTTCAGTTCAACCGGACTGGTAGTGGGGAAATCTCACTCAACCTAAGCACGTATCGCAATCCACACCAAACGACTCCGATCGGTAATGTAAACGTCCGGCAAAATGCCTCATCAACTACTTCGACATGGGACGCGCAGACGCGAGTGGCTTCAAAGTCCACGGTGATCGCAGTGTGTATTGCTGATGGTGTGCCCACTTATACTCCGCCGGCGGGCTGGACAGAGCGAGAGGACGGGTTAGGCATGACCGGGGCCGATCAGATATTTGAAGATATTGCAAGCACGGCATCAGCATCGTTTACACTCTCAACGGCAAGCCCAACGGCAGCGGGTTTAGTGGAAGTGAGAAGTCATGCCGGGGTGGCCCCTTCAGCAGCGGAGTTTCTTCCGCGCCGAGGTTCATTCGGTCAAGATGCAAGATTGAGGAGATAATAAAAATGGGACGTGTTTACACGATAACAATCTCAGGCATTGCCAGTCCGGCAGCGGCGTTCGACTTCGTGGAGATTAGCCCTGCGGCGAATAAGCCGGTGGCTATCCGGCGCATTCGTATCGCCCAAACCTCCGAGCCCACGACTGAAGAAGAACAATTACCGCTAACCGTCGTGCGAGGCCACACCACAAGCGGATCGGGCGGTGATACAACACCAGATGGTGGCCCTCTGTCAGGGTCTTCAACTGCCGCAGCGGCGGGCTACACAGCAGAGACCATGAATACCACTATCGCATCGGCGGGCACTGCGGTAAATCTGATTGAGGATGCCTGGAATACACGCTCGGGTTGTGACCTTGCGCTGGCCCCGGAAGAGGCGCCCGAATGTGTTAACGGCATGCTGCTCGTTGTGCGCAGCGGAGCGCCCTCAGACGCAGTAACGATCAGGGGCACTATTTGGGTTGAAGAGTTAGCTTAGTCCTTCATAGTAGACATTTATATGGCCGATTATGTTTACAGGCGACCATATCGCAGACCGCCGCGTGTGGGCCGGCTGTTTCTACCTACTATTCCACCGATCAATCTGACGGTACTAGACGCTTCCCACGCTCACTCTGCCGCAAACGCCGCCCTCACTCAAGCCCATGAAATTGCTGTTGCGAATGCCTCACACACGCACACTGCGGCTAATCTGGCTCTGACACAAGCAAGTAACGTTGTAATACAAAACGGTAGCCATGCTCACACCGCGAATAACGCGACTCTTACGCAGGTCCACACGTTAGCGGTCGCAAACGCCGCGCATTCACAGACCGCCGAAAATGCTTCACTGGCACAGGTTCACTCGATAACCGTCCAAAGTGCCAGCCACTCGCACACGGCCGGCAACGCGGTTCTAAGCCAAGTCCACAGCCTGACAGTGCAGGAAGCGAGCCATAATCAAGCAGCTGGCAATGTCACCATAGAGCAGATTGTGCAGATCGTTGCTCAAAACGCGAGCCACAGCCAGACCGCCGAATCTTTAGTTCTCACGCAAACTCACAGCATAACCGTTGACAGTGCTTCTCACGCCCACAGTTCAGCAAGCCCGACTTTAAGCCAAGAGCATCAACTGACGATCGCGAGCGCAAGCCACTCTCAGAGCGCGGAGAATGTGGCAATTACTCAGGCGCATAGCCTTGCAGTTCAGGGCACCACACACGATCAGTCGGCTGATAATCTTCTGCTGACCCAAGTGCATCAGTTGTCGGTCTCGGGCGCTGTTCATTCGCACTCAGCAGATAACGCCGCGATTACCGTCACCACTTCGATTGATGTTCAGAGCACAGTGCACGACCACGTAGCAGCCCCACTGACGCTGACCCAGGCTCACGTGATCTTGGTGCAGGATGCTAACCACGTCCAAACAAGTGAGAATCCATCCCTCACACAGGCCCACGCCCTCGCAATACAGTCAACAATTCATGCACAGTCGGCTGAAAATGTTGAACCTGAAGCTGAGGGCACGCTTGTAGTACAGAAGGGGGTATTTGCTCACAGTGCTGAAAGCTTCTCAGTAACGCAGTTCCACTTGCTTGCGATCCAAAGTGCAACGCACGGACATTCCGCCGAATCAGTCTCCGTTACGCAGGAATCAAGCTTAAACACTGAATCAACATCGCACGCCCATTCAGTTGAGAGCCCGAATCTTGGTCAAGTTCACACCTTAACAGTTAGCAATTCAGCGCACGGCCATATAGCACAAAACGTATCTATCGGTTCACAGGAACTGGAGATCTCGAACTCTTTTCACTTACACACTGCGCGAAACGTGCTATTCTCGTGGGCAATCCCTGACGACGTGTTTCAGGGGCCAGCCGAGCAAAAAGTTTTCAGCGTTCCACGACAAGTGCCGTTTATAGTGGCAAGGGAAAACAGAATCTTTAAGGTATGAGCAAGTAACTGGAGGGCCGAATGGACATCACTCCGAATCAACGATTTAGACACGACGGCCAGACTTACGAAGAGGGCCAGACCTACACAGTCCCTGACGAGTTGGGCCTGTACTTCGAGAATGTTGGATGGGTGGGGGATGACAAGCAGAGGGCACATCGCACCCACGGCACAGCGGCTTCCAGTCTCGGATTGCCGATTACTGAGCCGAAAGAAACCGAGATGCTGGCAGCGGAGTTGGAAAAGCTAATCGGCAATCTAAGGTCGCGCAAGGAAACGGAGGTGAAGCTTGGGTAAGCTCGTGCATGATGACGTATTAGATGGCGCATGGGATGTTCTAGACCAAGCAGACATTATGACAGTCTGCGCAGGACAGCCCACAACGCGCACAGAAGCAATCACCACAAACAAACTCGCTGATGTGGCAATGACACCTAACACTGACTACACGAAGGCGAACGGCAGCGTATCAGGGCGAAAGGTGACAGTGGCATCGAAGTCCGCGGTTCCAGTTGACACTTCTGGAACAGCGGATCACATCGCCCTCTGTGACGCCACCCGACTGCTCTACGTCACGACCTGCACTGCGCAAGTTATGACAGGCGGAAACACCGTGAACATACCGTCATGGGCGGCTGAAATAGCAGATCCGACGTGATCCTTAATGCCGACTGGAACCAAAGTTGATCCCTACATCAAAGACCCGGACTCGATTCGCACGTTTGGGATTGACTGGAAAGCGTTCTTAAACGGGTTAACCTTCGACACGTCTGAATGGACCGTGGTTAGTGGTTCGGTACAGATTGATTCAGATACAACTAACACAGAGGACGCTCTGGTGCTCTTAAGCGGCGGAACAGTTGGCGAGAAGTGCATCTTAAGAAATCGCGTAACCAGATCAGACGGTGAACGAGAAGACCAAACCATCTACGTAAAGATTAAGGAAAAATGAGCCATGCAGTATTTACCGCAGATCATCATGCTGATTGGCTTAATCATCTGGCTTGCCACTGATAAGCCTAAGATATCAGAACTTGGCCGACTCTGTTTCTTTGCTGGACTTTTGGCTACTTGCTTGAATGGGATAAAGTGAAACGGTGGGCAAGCGGCAATACAGTGACAATGATAAGGCGAGCGCTTTAGCCGCTCTTGATGCAAACGGAGGGAATGTTAGTGCTACTGCACGACAACTCAAAATCCCTCGGACTACCCTGTTGGAGTGGGAGGCCTCTCGCGGCATATCCGTCGATGTGCCGAATATCCGTCAGGAGAAAAAGGCGTCTTTAGCTGAGAAGTTCGAAGCGTTAGCAGAGAAGTTAGTTGATGACCTGATTGCGAGAGTTGGTGAAGGCAAGTTTGTTGAGGAGGCCACGGCGGCAGCGATCGCTACTGATAAGATGCAGTTGCTTAGAGGTTCCCCGACAGCCATAAGTAAAGATGTCTCTGAACGTACCAACGAAGAGCGAGCTGCTAGAATACTTGAACTCGTTAAGCCCGCCAAGACTGCGTGAGCTTGACGAGCTTCTCTTTGATGAACCGGAGCAACTACTTCCCGGTCCTCAACCCGGACCACAAGAAACCTTTCTCAAAAGCGAAGCCGATATAGTTATCTTTGGGGGAGCAGCCGGAGGCGGTAAGACTTGGGCGCTCCTGATGCAGCCCCTACGTCACGTAACAAATCCACAGTTTGGTGGCGTCATCTTCCGGCGCACCTCTCCGCAGATAAGAAACCAGGGTGGGCTATGGGATGAATCAACACAGATCTATCCATTGCTCAACGCTGAGCCTCGTCAGACTGTTTTGGAGTGGCGCTTTCCTTTAGGTGCAAAGTTAAAGTTCGCCCATCTTCAATACGATCTTGACGTCCACGACTGGCAGGGCGCGCAGGTGCCCTTCATTGGCTTCGACCAGCTAGAGCATTTCTCTGAATCACAGTTCTGGTACATGCTTTCACGTAACAGATCGCTTTGTGGCGTTCATCCTTATGTGCGAGCAACGGTCAATCCTGATGCTGACAGTTGGGTTGCTAAGCTGATCGAATGGTGGATTGATCAAGACACTGGCTTTCCTATTGAAGAACGGTCGGGAGTGATCAGATGGTTTATCCGCGTCAATAACGAGATCAAGTGGGCAGACACCAAGGAAGAATTGCAAAGCGACTCAGAAGAGCCGAAGTCGCTCACCTTCATCCCCGCAAAGCTTTCTGACAATCAAATCCTGATGCAGAAAGATCCGGGCTATCTGGCTAATCTGCGAGCGCTGTCACTTGTCGATCGGGAAAGGCTGTTAGGTGGAAACTGGAAGATCGTTGCTACGGCAGGGAAGATCTTCAATCGTGCGTGGTTTGAGATTGTTGACGCGGTTCCCGCTGGTGGTGAGGAAGTCAGGTTCTGGGATCTCGCGGCAACTGAGAAGAAGATGCTCGCCAAGACGAACAAGACTACAGACCCCGACTACACGGCTGGCTGTAGAATGAAGAAGGTTCACGGCATCTACTATGTGATTGACGCGCAAGCAGAGCAAATCGGCCCAACCGATGCCGACAACCTGATTAAGAACACTGCCAGTCAGGACGGAAAAGGGTGCAAGGCACGTTGGGAAATTGAAGGTGGCGCATCAGGCGTCAGGGATAACCTTCACCTGGTACAACTGCTCGCCGGTTATGATTGTGCCGGAGTTAGACCAGAAGGTGATAAGATTGTTAGAGCGAAAGGATTAGCCGCCCAAGCGCTGGCTGGTAATGTTAAACTGCTGCGCGGTGATTGGAATAATCGTTGGCTGAACCACATGCACGGGCAGCCCGAGCTACCGCACGATGATGAAATGGATGCAGCGAGCGGGGCATTTAATGAGTTGACCGATATCCACGGATTAGTCGAAGATCTTGAAGAGGAAGTTGTAGAAGAGTTAGACAACTATCGAGGACGTTAGAAGTGTGGAAGCGCAGATGAACACCGATAACATGATACAAGCCAAGCAGATTTATGATGAATGGACTAAGAAAGTCACCTCTCAGGCGATGGATATAGAGCGTTTTGGCCGCTTCAGGGAGGACAACGTGACCACGCAAGAAACAGCCAAGGGGCAGCATGATTCACTTGATCATCGCTTCTGTTCTTGTGGCGCCGGTTCCACAAAGGAACGCATTAAGCACTTCTATGGAATCAATAAGCCTGAATCAGAGTCTTAGAGTGTGGCAACTATTTTCCAAAGGATGGGCATGGCAGCACGAGCAGCGATAAGCGCTTGGCGCAATCCGCAAGAAGCCGGCGCGAGTAACGCAGATGTTCGCGGGCGCCTGAATCTCTTCTGGAGCTACTACGAAAACACCAATTTTGATTCAGTTGCTCAGTGGGCGGCTTATCGATCGAACTACGTCCTCTATCGCAACATCCGCTCAATCTACAACCCAACTCGCAGATTAGTTAACTTCTACGTCGCACAGGTCTATCCGGGCGTCCTGAGTGAAGATGCCACAAAGCTGCCTGATGGCGTTGCGATTGCTATCCCGTTCTCTGACGACACTGATGAAAAACTAAAGATGGCCGTGGCCCAATTTTGGCAGTGGTCTAACTGGCAATCCAATAACAAATTGATGGTGAGATATGGCGGGGCGACCGGCTCATGCTTAGTCGAAGTGGTTGATAATGTCGAGCGCGGGAAGATTACTACAGCGGTTAGATGGCCAGGGCTGCTCGCTGATCGCGCAAACGATGATTCACCGAGTCTGATTCTTGATGATGTCGGCAATGTGAAATTCTACGCACTGGAGTATCAGGCCACTGATGAGAAAGGCGATAGCTTCACCTATCGCAAAGAAGTCAGTCAAGAATCGTTTATTGAGTATCGAGACGAAAAGGTGACTTCAGAATCAGAAAATCCTTACGGTTTTGTGCCCGCTGTCTGGTGTAAACACCTTGATGAAGGTTGGGGAGTGGACGGTGAGGGGCTTTACGGAGCGCCGGCGATCTCGGGCTCGATTGGTAAGATTGATGAGTTGAACGGGATCGCTTCACACGCAGATGATCACATTGATCTCCTGATTGACTCTCCCGGCATGATTTCAAGCGATGGCGGGGTTGGCAAGATTGGGGAACAATCAAGCGCGATCAAGGCATCACGCACACCCGCAACTGACGAGCATTCGTTTGCAACCGCGAACGCCACGGCGGCTTTCCGCACCCTGCGCCGACTGTTGTTCAAAGCCCCAAAAGGCGCGACATGGGTTCCGCTAACAGGGAATCTGCAACCCGAGCAAGTTATCCCAGCAATGGATCATCTACTCACTGAGATTGAGCACGACTTCCCCGAGCTTGGCATGTATCAGGAGCTTCGCAAGATGTCGCAAGTCACAGGGCCGGGGGCAGCGCGTATGATGGGAGACGTTTACTCGCGCGTGCTGGAAGTGTCCTCAAACTACGACACACAGTCAATCAAGCTGTTTCAGATGGCTGCGGCAATTGGAGGCTTCAGGTTCAGAGAGAATCGTGAAGGCTGGAGATTGAAAACAGAAGCACAGGCGAAGTTCGCTCCGTTCGATCTCGACTCATATGCTCGTGGTGATCTGAATATGGCGATCATGCCGCGGCCGTTGATCCCTATGACTGAGGACGACACGATTACTCTCACAGGCAAACGCCTCGAGAACGCCAAGAAAGCACAGGGGATATTCAATGACGAGAAGGTGCTGGAAGTGGCAGGGATTTCAGATGAAGACGAGCGAGCGGAGATACTGACAGAGCGCGAGAAAGAGAAAGCGCAAGCGGCAGCGCTTCTGCCTCAGCAATCACCGAAGCCCAACGGAGACAGTCAACTAATCCAGTAAGGATTTATAACTTATGACCTGTATTGCAGGAGCGGTTATTAACGGCGAACTTTGCATCGGCGGAGATTCGGTTAGCGTTCACGGTCAGTCAGCCGCCCGGGTGGGAAGCGGCGGAAAAGTGTTTCGTGTAGGTGAGTTTCTTGTCGGGTCATCTGGTACGGTTAGATGTCAGCAGGTCGTTCGATACTTGCTTGAACCGCCGCACATCGAAGAAGATCTGACAGCGTATCTAGTCAAGCGGTTTGTTCCCGGGTTGCGCACAGCAATGAAGGACAACGGTGGAGAGTGTAAGGGTCAGTCCGGCGACGATCAAATGGACGCCCGCTATCTTGTCGGGGCGCGTGGTCGGCTCTTTGAGATTGACAGCTCTTATGGTGTGTTTGAATCCCTTGCTCCGTACGCTGCTGTAGGTTGTGCCGATCAGGAAGCACTCGCGGCAATGTATACTGCTTACTCGCTTCTGAAAGATCCACTTGCTGAGGACATCGTAAATCGCGGTCTACTCGCAGCCGCTGAATTCGATATCAGCGTCCGACCGCCGTTCACGATTATGACTATTCCCGTCGAGGTTTCACGTGAAACATTTCAATCCAGCAACGGCCATCACGCGGCCAAGTTAGCGAAAGTTTAACAAAAGTATTTGCAAACTGACCGATTGTGTGTATTCTTTAGTTCGACATGCCAGAAGATACCGACGCTAAGTCTGACAAAACCTCTGAGGAAGAGGGCAAAAACACCAAAGACTCCGCTGAGGGCAGGGATACTGACTCCTCAACCAAAAGTCAGGACGCCGATAAGAAGTTCACGCAGGATGACCTTGACCGCATAGCCCGAAAAACTCGCAAAGAAGAGCAGGACAAAGCGAAAGCGGCCAAAGACAAAGAGGAAAAGGAACGACTTGAAGCAGAGGCGAGAGAAAAGGGCGAACATCAAAAACTCGCTGAGCAGTACGAAGGTGAGCTAAAAGAGTTGAAGCCCAAACTTGAGTCAGCCACGGCAGAAGTTGAGAAATACAAGAGCGCCGTTGCTGAAATAGTTGAAGCCTCGTTGAAAGAACTTCCGAAAGAAGTCAGCGACATGGCTCCAAGCCAACGGGGTGAAGACAAGTCGTTAACCAATCCTCTTGATGTACTTGCGTGGTTGCCCAAAGGAAAAGCACTCGCTGAGAAACTGAATGGCCAATCTGGAATTAAAGGCACACCAAAGAGCGTAAGAGCAAACGGTGTGCATGCTGCCGAGACTGAGGCGGATAAGCGGGCCAGAGCAGAAGCACGGCGACCCTACCGAGACTAGGAGACACATATGGCAGACGTGGTGTTAGTAACCGCAGGCCAATTGCGGGTTGAGGAGAGTCTTGAGCAAGACACCAAACCCGCAGGAGTAGCCATTGCGGCAGGCCAAAGCGTAAAAGAAGACGCTACGACAGGACGTTGGATCTTGGCCGATGCCTCAGCGGCGGGAACCGCAGATGCCTATGGTATGGCGGTGAAAACTGTTCCGGCAGGTCTGCCAGTGACCGCGATTCGTCGCGGGGTTGTTGATGGCTTCAATCTGACTGATCAGGACTACAACGAACAGGTCTTCTTGTCAGACACTGCGGGGGGGATTGCTGATGCGGCGGGAACTGCCGGCGGGGTGGTTGGCCGCGTAATTGGGGTCCACTCACACAGGATCGGCGGCGTGCCTGACAAGATGCTGCGGCTTGATTATGCAGGGGAGGTGAGCGCGTAATGGCTAACTTACTTGGTTACGGCTTTCGCGACCTTCGCGATCAGGCAGACAGTCAAATCACCGAACAATTGATCCCGGTCATCAACACGGCAATCACTGAGACGGTTCAGTTTCACAATGAGGAAATGGATCGGGTCCTTAGCCTGTTCGTTAAGAAGACAACAGACCACGCGCTACGGTACAGAACTCCTACTGATGCCAAACTTCAGCCCCTTGATGAGCATGGCCGCGCTCGCAAGATCCGAGTCGGGGCGCAATATGATGTTGGGTTCCCGTTACAGGCGGCTGGTTTGGCAGAGGGCGCCACAGACACAACCCGCAAGCTAGAGACTGTTCAGGACGTGGCGGAAATCACCAACACGATGACGATGGCCGACAAGAACTGGATGCTTGATCACGTTCTTGCAACCCTGTTCGCGGTGGCTGATTGGACATACGGCGATGAGCGTTTCGGTGATCTGGTAGTGAAACCGCTCGCTAACGGTGATGCTGTGACATATCTCGGTCGAAACGGTTCATTTGCTACCGCAGATCACAACACCGGACAGGCGGCGGCAATTGCTGACGCTACTAACCCCTTCCCCGGCATCTATTCACGCCTGACGCGCCCAATGGGCAGCAATGGGCGCGTCATCTCGTTTGTTGCTTCGAACCTTGTGGCCAGCGTCCAAGCGTTGGGATCTTTCTTCGAACCACCTGATCCTGATATTCGCGCAGCCGCAAATTCTGAAGAGCTGGTAGGCACGCTCCCATCTGGAACACCAGGCGAACCGATCGGCAAGGCGAATCGAGTCTGGATTGTGGATTGGGCTCGACTGCCTGACAACTACATCGTCTCAATCATCGAGGGTGGTGAACGTCCGGTCGCGATGCGTGAATACGAAGTGGCGAGTCTGCGTGGCTTCCGTCGTGCTGGCGAGCGTAATGACTATCCATATTTCGAGACTCAATTCAAGCGCGATGCCGGATTCGGAATTTGGAACCGCGTTGGAGCGGACGTGATGGAAATTGGAGACGCGAGTTATGACGTGCCAACCGGCTACGAAGTACCTTTGCCGTAGCTTTGAGGATCTGACATGTCGAATCGAATCAGAACTCTTATGATCAACATCCCTAATCTCCCAACAATGCTGGCGTTCAGGATTATCCGTCGAGCTGTCCGACGCGATCCCGGATACGCCGAAGGATGGCAGGCGAATATCGCCATGTCGATCTACGACGAATCGCGGCGTCTCGAGACAGCCATCCAAAGCACGATCAGCAGGACCGAGCGCGGAGACTTCGATAGCATCCTGACGGTCCCGCGAGACGTTGCGGTTGCTGGCATGAGAAAACAACACGGCGAACTTGATGGGACATTCTGCAACCGTGCCGCATCCCGGTTTATGAGAACCTGCTTCGGCGTTGAAACGAGCGTCTAATGATGAAGAAAAGACTAATCTGCCTCTTGATTCTGGCGCTACCCATTGTTGCCATAGCACAACAAGCGATGAGGGTTGGTGGTGGCGAGATCTCAATTAACCGCTTCGGGTCTGTCACCATCAAGTCTCGCGCTGACAAGTCAGTCTCAATAACTGGCCCAACCACTATCACCGGAGCGACTGGCATTACCGGGGCTACGTCAATAACAGGCGCGGCAACGGTCAGCACGACGTTAGGTGTTACAGGCGCATCGACATTAACCGGAGGCGCTACAATTGGTTCGGGTGGCGCTCCAGTGCTTAAGGTTCTGAGCGGGACCGGAGCGGTGGATTTCACGGCCCTGGCCGCCGGCACATGTGAGAATTTCACTATTACTGTCACTGGAGCAGTTGATGGCAATGTCGTCTCTCTTGGTATCCCGGCAGCCGCTTTTGCGACTACTGAATACTCGACAATTCAGGGCTTCGTATCGGCACCGGGAGTTGTCACGGTTAAGCGCTGCAACCTAACTAACGCGACTACGGCACTCTCTGACCCAGCATCGGTTACGATCAGGGCCGCGGTTATTCAATTCTGAGGTTTCATGGCAAGTAAAGACCACAAGATTGTCCGCCGTGCGAAGGCCATGACAGAACTTGGCCGATTGTCGGGGATACTAGCCGAGCATTTGAACGTGGAGCCTCTCGATATCAATGTGGCCAACAGAGACGCGGAATTGGCAGAGATTCAGAGAATCGAGAACATCAACGGATTGCTAGGCTTGCTAGCCGAGGTTTTACAGAACACGAAGACCGCAAACGCTGAAGTTACTGAGAGGTCAGCGAGCAAGAAAACATTGAAGCATGGCGCTAACAAGTGAGCAAGTCGTATGGGTGGCCCGAATTATCCGAGAATCACGCGATTCCGTAACCGCGACACTGACGGCAAGACCGCTTATAGCTGACGAGGAGTCTATCCTCAGTGACGATATTGACCTGTGGCAGT